TGGATTCTATTAAACGATTCTTCAAGCGATTACATTCAGTTAACAGCACTATAATCTAGGAAATAGTAATGGGACAATTTCTCCAAGTCAACGGCGATTATAATATTAAAGCAGGTGAAGGTGCCAATATAACACTTGACACTGGACCATCTGCTGCTGGCGGCCAAGTAATCGTAACTGGTAATCTTGTAGTCCAAGGCGAAACATTAGCGGTAGAAGCTGCTAATTTAAATATTACAGACAACGTTATTATATTAAACAAAGGAGAAGTTGGCCCGGGTGTAACTTTAGGTTATTCGGGCATTGAAATTGATAGAGGCAACACTGCTTCTGTTGATACAAATATTGAGCCTGCAAACAATGCATCATTGTTGTGGGATGAAACCAACAACACCTGGATAATAGCACAGGGTACTGCTCCTGGTTTATTTAATTATAATTTTAGTAGAATAAGATTAAAAGAAATTTTAACTAACTCGTCTACTGATAACGGCGATTTGACATTGATTGGAACAGGAACTGGAGTTGTAAAAGTATTTGGTACAGATAATTATGAAGACCAAGTTACTGCCGATGACGATTTACCAAACAAAAAATATGTTGACGACGCAATTCAAAATAATCCAACTTTCCAAATTACCAAATTAGATACTCGTGTAATTATTGCAGATAAAGACGTTACTCCAAACGATGCAGTGACGCCGGGTTCACTAGCATACTTTACAGATACTACAGGATATGATACTGATAGTAAAAGTGCAGTATCTGTATTAGTTGACGGTCAGCTGTCTACTCAATTTTATATTGATAAGGTATTGTTTGGTGAATCGGGATCTTATGGTTTAGAAATTGACAGTGTTAATTATGAAATTAGAACTGAAACTTCTATATCCGATCAAAACATTTATATCAAAACATCTGGCACCGGTAAACTAGAAACTAATTATGCATTGCAGTTAGATAAAATTGGAGTAACGCCAACTTATGTAGCCGATAGCCTGTTGTTATATTCTGCAGAACCTGGTATTGGCTCATCAGGAGTTTGGTTCATTAACGACAGTGCAGAAGTTGCAAAACGCAACGGCGAATTAATAAGTAAAAACAAAGCGCTGGTATTCAGTATGCTATTTTAAGAGATAATTATGATTAGAAATTACGAAACTCCAGAAGGTACGATTGCATTAATTGATTCAACGTCAGTTACTGTTCCTGTAAAAGCATTTACAAGTTCAACCACAGGTGGACCAATTGCAGGTGGAGTTACTGGCCGTACTAATGCAGTTACTACTATTGCATTGTGTAACACCGGTGCACCTAATGCAACAGACGAAACGATTAATAGTGTAACAGTAAACATTTACATTGTGAGAAGTGGGAAATCATATACTGCAGGTAATTTAATTGTCAGCAGTTTAAATGTTCCAGCAGGAGAAACTGTATTTTTTAGCGAAGAACGTATTGTATTAGAAAGCGGCGATGAAATTTGGATTGGCACGAGTGCAGCAAGTTTGCTATCAGCAACTGTGAGTTCATTAGCAGTATGAAATTCTTAAAGACAAAAAATATTTCCAAGTTTAGCATTAATGACAGAACATTAATTGCTTACCCTGATGCTAACGGCCCTGCAGGTCGTGTAGTAATGAATGCCCACGGCGGATTAATGCTGCCTAAAGGTTCTACAGGACAACGCCCTCAACTAACAGGTGTAAGACAGCCAACCGATGCTAATGGTACTATTCGATACAACACATCATTAACAACAATTGAAGCATATGTAGGTGGCACTTGGGTAACTGTAGCAAGTCCTGTAGCAGCCGCAATTACAAAACAAACACTAGGCCCGGGTGATGCTACTGAAACAGTATTTGGACCGTTGAATACAAGTTTTGTTACGTCTTATTCTGCAAGCGACGACAACGTTATTGTGCTAGTTGAAAATGTTATGCAAATTTCTACAACCAACTTCAGTATTGAACAAAGTTCTAGCGGAAGTTTAACAGGCCCAAATGCACCTTATGCAGATGGATGGTATATTAAATTTACATCTCCTGTTCCTGCTTCGGGCGGCGGCGGGAATCCTGTTTACGTAACAGTGTATTACGGATACGCTAACTAATATGAGTCAACTAGGACGCATTGGAGGGCAGGCATTAACAGACGATCTGCTACGTGCTGGTGTAGATCTAGCGTTTGAAACTGATCTACTTTACTTAGATGCGATCAGTCAAAAAATTAGTATTAACACATCTCCTCCTGTATACGACTTAGATGTTAACTCTGAAATAAAATCTCTAGACCAAGATGTAGATAATGTTTTTTCTGCAGTCAACCTAAGAATAAGTGCTAACACTATATCAACTTCAGTAGGCGGTATTGATGTTTATGTTAGTGGAAACGAAATATTTCATGATATATTAACCACGCAGTTTCTTAACTTAAATGGAAATAAAATAAGCAGTATTAGCAACAGCAACATTGTGTTAGACCCAAACGGCAGCGGTACTGTTGAATTATTAGCCAATACCAATATTACTGGAAATCTAACAGTAAGCGGAAATATTACAATGGCTGGAAATCTAACCGGCTTAGGAACTTTAACTTTAGGTGATCAGACAATAGATACTGTTACAGTCAATACTGATTTCACACAAGACTTATTACCTGGCATAGATTTAACATACGTATTAGGCGCCGATGCAAGCGACTCTAGTCCTAGACGTTGGGCTCAACTACATAGTCCAGAATGGAGAAATATCAATAATGGACCGTGGGAAGGCAGCGGCATAAACCCGCTATCTGCAACTATCAGCAGCCAGATGACCTTAGACGGTGTTAATAATAAAATTTCTACTATTCAGTCTAACGAAGATATATTATTAAATCCTGATACAGGAATTGTATATATCGAAAGTACTAAATGGCAAGATAGTAACATTACGAATTTATTAAATACGCCAATAACAATTGCATCAACTGGGATTGGTTATTATCAATTTACAGGCACGTCAGCAATAGTGGTACCTTCTGGGACCACTGCCGAACAACGTAGTAGTCCGGATGTAGGTGAAACTAGATGGAATACCGAAATAGGATACCTAGAATGTTTTGATGGCTCTGTGTGGACAGTATCAACCGGCGGCGGTGAAGAAGTGACTGAAACCATCATGTCTGACTTAGGTAACATATACACGTTAATGCTAGGCTAATTTTCCAATATAGATAAATAATTATAATTACAAAGAGCGACTAGTCTTTTGTAAGATCCGACTGTGGTATACCGGCAAAGAGCGCAAGCTGAAAATCAGGTAATCCGTGAAACCCGGTGTCCTTATTGGAGAGCAAATGGCTATTGGTCGTATTTCCGGTCAGCTCTTAAAGTCTAATCTACTCAGAGATGGTGTGGACTTAGCTTTTGAGACTGATCTACTCTATCTTGACGTAACCAACTCTCGCATTGGCGTAAGGACATCTACCCCTACTACTGACCTAGATGTAAACGGTACAATCCGTTCTACAAATTTAACAGTAGATAATCAATTAAATGTCGGTGATTTACATTTCACTGGCAATACAATTACCAGCGATAACTCAACTATTGTATTTGCAGCAGCAGCAGGTGAAGCTACTGTGTATCATTCAAGATTGCAGATTGACGATTTGCAATTGCAAGGTAATACAATTTCAACAACGGTTTCTAATAGTTCTATAGAATTAGATCCAAACGGTGCAGGTACAATCAATCTTATTGCAAATACAAATATTACAGGAAACTTAGATGTTACTGGTAATGTTAATGCCACAGGCAATGTAGTAATTGGTGGAAATATTCAAATCGGTGATGCACTAACTGATGAAATTATTATCAATGCATCAATTAAGAGCGATCTTGTTCCGCAAACCGATAACACATATGATTTAGGATCTGCAGCTTTTCGATGGAGAGCAGTGTATGCTTACGATCTTTACACTGATGCAATAAATGTCCCGTCGTTAGATGTTGGAAACTTAATGTTCCGTGATAATGAAATTACTACAACAACTGGACAAGATTTATATATTGACGGCAATGGTGCAGGTGGCGTAAGATTAGGCAACTTCCGTATCGTTGATAATGTTATAACAAACGTTGTAGCAGATGCAGTTAGTCAAATTGTTCAAAGCGGAACAGGTTATTTTAAAATCCAAGGCACTAACGGATTTGTACCGCCAGTAGGAAATGATGCTCAACGTCCAACTGCGTATGCAGTTGTCGGAATGACTCGTTACAATACATTTTCAAAAGCTCTCGAAATATGGGACGGTGTAACATGGGCTAGTCCTGCAGGTTCATCTGGTGCAGTTAGTATTAATCAAGCTGAAGACATTGCAATTTCATGGGCGTTAACATTAGGATAATTATATAATATGCCAACAGTATTTAAACATTCATTAGTAACACAAGTAGGTACTACTCCGACAGATGTAGTAGAAATAGGTGCCGGAGTTCGTGCTACTGTTATTGGTTGCAATCTTGCAAACGTAACAGACTATGATACCGTAGTTGCAGATCTTCAAGTAGTGGGTGCAGACACTACAGTAAGTTATTACATTCGAGGACTAATAATTCCTCCAAACACCAGTGTAAAAGTTATTACTCAGGGAGAAAAACTAATTCTTCCCGAAACTACCGGTCTGAGATTAACTAGTGATACTCCAGATAGCATTGATGCAACAATTAGCTACGTAGAAATATCATAAGGAATAAACTATGCCAAGTACATATTATTTAGGAACCAGTCCAGACGACGCATTAGGTGATAGTCCCCGTTATTGGTATGCCCTTCGTCGCAACGAAGACGGCGAGGTATTTTTGTTGCGCAGCGATCAATTAAAAGACAAAGAGTCAATAGAGTTAAATATTCCAGGAGTTCCTGAAGAAAATTTTGAAGATTTCGTACCAGGAATTGACTATCTTGACGGTATTAAAGCAGATCATGAAGTAGAATACGATAATCTAGTATGGACACAATATCGTTGGGACAACAGAAACATGTTGTATTACATCGGTCAAGATGAGGGTAGATTAATACAAAGAATTAATCAGGGGTATGTTTATCCTGATGGCACATCAAGTTAACGAGATAAATTATGGCAGAATTTAAGATTAGTAGAATTAGATACACGTGGCGAGACCAGTGGGTTAATGGCACGTCATACAATCGAGATGACGTAGTTAGTTACGGCGGATCAAGTTGGGTGTGTTTTAGACAACATACCGCAGCGGCATTTGCAGCAGATCAAACATTTTTAGCTAATTCTGACGATACTGATCCTACTCCAGCATGGCGCAAGATGACTGACGGGTATGAGTTTAGAAATCAGTGGCAGCAAACAACATTATACAATCCCGGCGACATTATAATTAATGGCGGCAATTTATATCTATGTATAACCAGCTATACATCGACAAGTATTTTTGATGACGGAATTGATAATTGGACTATTTACAGCTCAGGGTCATCGTTCAAACAAGATTGGGAACAGAACACTAGATACGGTATCGGTGATGTTATACGATACAATGGTATCGTTTATCGATGTATCGAAGGACATACTACAGCTGACACCGCAACCGGTCTAGAGCAGGATCAGAATAAATGGCAGATATTTTTTGAAGGTGTTGAATATCGAGGATTATGGGCTACTGGTACAAGATATCGAGTTAATGATCTTGTAACATTTGGAGGAACTGTATTCCGTTGCAAACAAGGACATACACCTGGTAGCGATTCTACACTTAATTTTAATCAAAATGAATATTGGGAAATTGAATTTCCAGGATTTCAATATTCAAACAATTGGGATGCCGAAACTGTTTATCAATTAGGCGATCTAGTTCGTCATGGTGGCTGGTTATTTTATAGTCTAACAAATAATTATGCTAGTAATCCAAGCGATAGCGTATATCAATTAGAAGATCGAGTAGATCCAATCGATTGGCAAATTGCTTCTAAAGGAATTAATTTTAGAGGAGAATGGTCTGCTGATGAATTGTATAAGACTGGTGATGTTGTCCGCCGTGGTGGTAACAGTTATGTAGCATTATTGGACACTACTGATGACGGTAGCAGTTTAGATTATTTAGATAGTACTAACTGGGAATTATTAACAACAGGACAAAATTGGAGAAACTTTTGGCAAACTGGGCAGCGCTATTCTCCAAACGATCTATCAATTTATCTTGGTAATACGTATGTCTGTAACGTAGAACACAGTTCTAGCAATCAAAATTATCCAGGGGATAACGGATCAGGATTCTTTTATTGGGATTTAGTATTGCAAGCAGGTGGCGAGTCAGGCTTAGTTACTCGAGGTGATCTACTTACTTACGATTTAAGTAGAGAATTAGCAGGAGACGGCAGCACATTTAACCCTACTGCGGTGAATATCGGACCAGCAGGCGAAATAGTAACTGTTAATTCAGATGATTCTGTAATTTATAAAAATTACGGTGAAGTTAATCGGGTAGTGTATGTTGAGTTGGATGGAGTTGATGATATAGCTGATACACAACGAGGCTCAAGCCCTTTTAAACCTTGGCGAACAGTGCGATTTGCATGTGATCAAATGGATGATAATTACACTGGAACCACAACCATCCATGTAGGCGCAGGCCGCTACGAAGAAATTTTACCAATTATTATTCCAAAGAAAACAGTAGTGCTAGGTACTGAATTGAGAACTACTACAATTACTGCGGCTGGACCGATATTCACCGCAGTAGGATTAGATAGCACATATACTCTGGTAGTATTAAACCATTTATCCGGATTGATATTAGGTATTTTAAACGGTCAGCTGACAAGTGCAGATAAAACGGTTGGAAATTTAGTAGACCCAGTAGTAATTACTCAAGAAGTTATAACCGAAGTATCATTTGATCCACCGCAATACAATGAGTTTGAACTTGAACTACTAACTGAGGTTATTACTCAAGTTCCAATATCAACTGGTATATTAGTGTCCGCTTATATACAAAATTTAATAATCGACATCAGAGTATATATTAACTTTTTTATTAATTCGCTTGGAGCAAATCCTGTACTAATAGGTACTAATGTTGCCAACACTAATATCGACTACACAAATTCTGTTATTATTTTAGAAGCCAACAAAGCATTTTTAGCCGCCGAAGCAGTAGCATTTATGCAGTTAACTTATCCTGCATATAACTTTGATTCGGAGTTATGTAAACGAGATATCCATAGATATATAGACGCGTGGAAATATGATATTATATATACAGGAAACTACAAATCAGTATTAGCAGCACGATATTATGTAAATGCTGTGTTAGGATCAACATCTGAAGATATGTTTTATTGCAGAGATGCAACCGGTGTTAGAAACTGTACGCTAACAGGATTACAAGGAACAGTTGGTGCATCAGTTGAAGGAGTTGCCTACCAGATTCCAACAGGCGGAGCATTTGTTAGCTTGGATCCAGGATGGGGACCCAATGACAATCGAACTTGGATTATGACTAGATCACCTTACATTCAAGGGGTGACTACATTTGGTACAGGAGCAATTGGGCAAAAGATTGATGGTGCATTACATAACGGCGGCAACAGATCTATAGTATCTAATGACTTTACACAGGTCATTAGTGACGGTATCGGTGCTTGGGTAACCAACAATGGCCGTGCAGAACTAGTTTCTGTGTTCTCATACTACGCTCAAATTGGATATTTAACACAAGGAGGCGGCATTATCCGTGCAACTAACGGTAATAATAGTTATGGCAAGTTTGGTGCAATTGCCGACGGAATCGATGCTACAGAAGTTCCACAATCAGCAGTAGTTTATACACGAGCTCAACAGGCAATTGTTGCTGCGGCATTTGCCGGAGACTTTGTAGACGAAATTCAGATTTTAGAATGGACCAATGCAGGAACTGATTATACTGCCGCAACTGCAACATTTGTAGGAGCAGGCGTTGATGCAGCAGTGTTATTTGAAGATTTTAGAGATGATGCTGTCTTTGAAGCAAGATTAATTGATACCAGTGATACTATTGCTCAGTCAATCGGAGGCTCAGGATATGTTATTGTGCAAAATAATGCACAGACCGGCGGATTAACAAATATTACGTTAGCATCAAACGATCCTAATGACGAAGCAAATTATCTAGGAATGCGTATTGTTCTGACCAGCGGCCCCGGTACTGGACAATATGGGTATATTACAGCATACAATGCTATTACAAAAATTGCACAAGTAGCAAAAGATTCAACCGATGCACCTGGCTGGGATCATGTATTGCCCGGAAAAGCAATAGCAACATCGTTAACAACAGGAACTACCTATAGAATCGAACCTCGAGTTATATTTTCAGAACCCGAATACGAAGTATTAGAAATAACGGTTCCTACAAATACCACATGGAGTGAAATTACTTACGGTGAAACAACTGAAACATACACAAATGTTATCGCAGGCCCCGGAACTGGGACAGTTATTGAAGATGACGGGTTACTTCCAACAAATGCCCTTGTTAACGTTGAAAAAATAGGTAGAAACTATACAATTACAGTAGTTGACGGCGGCGCCGGCTATGCTTTCGGGCAAGAATTAACAATTTTAGGGGAAGATTTGGGAGGTATAACTCCACTCAACGATTTGATAATAAAAATTACCGAAGTGAGTAACGACAGTACAAACTCAGTAGTAGTTGCCGAACAAAAGACATACGGAACAGGTGAAGATAATCAAGCGTCGAGCGGGAGATTTGTTGTAGTATCGTCTGGAGGATCTGCAGCAGTGTATAGTCCAAACGGAACAGAATGGACACAGATTAACATGCCGAGCGCAGGCGACTGGAAATGCCTAGCATCGGGAAACAATAGATTTGTTGCTATCCGCACAGGTAGTAATGCCGCAGCAAGTTCGTTAGATGGTATTACCTGGACTGCTAGAACTATGCCTGCTTCAAGACAGTGGAACAGTGTAGTCTATGGTGGCGGAATTTTTGTAGCAGTTGCAGGCAACCTAGACGGCGCTGCGATAAGTATAGACGGAACAACATGGACTACAACGACATTGCCGGATGTTGGAGACTCAACATTCAGCGAATGGGTAGATATTGCCTATGGTAGAAGAACGTTTGTAGCAGTATCTAACAGCGGAAACTTTGTAGTAACCGGAATATATAACAGTACATCAAACACAATTGACTGGACAGGAAGAGTTATGGACGTCATTGATGATTCATCAAACCGTTCGTGGCAGAGTATTGCTTATGGTAACAATAGATTTGTCGCTATATCAAATACTGGAGATGTTGGTTATAGTTTTGACGGTACAGAATGGTTTCCTGCAACTATGCCTACACAAGACGGATCAACTAGCCATAATTGGAAAAAAATTAGATATGCACAAGGGTTATTTGTTGCTATAGGCGATACTGGTTCTAGAGATATAGGAGCTGACGAAACTACAGGGCCAACAACATATGTTGTTACATCAATTGATGGAGTAAATTGGACTAATAGAGAATTAGCAACCGAGGAAATTTGGAATTCAGTTGCATTTGGAAATCCTTATATCGATTCACGCGATTCTACAACTGGTAAAAAGACTCCAATGTGGATTGCAATACCGGCAGGCTCTGATAAGTTTAACAAAATACAAACAGGAGCAAGAGCATTAGGTAGAGCTATTATTGTTGCTGGAAAAATTTCAGCTATTAGATTATGGGACACAGGGTCTGGATACATCAGCGGCCCTACATTAACACTGGTTGATCCTAACTCTACTTCAGCAGCTGCCATCGAATGCCGAACCGGTGACGGTGTTCTGACTAATCCGACATGGATTGATCGTGGCCTAGGGTACCGAACCAATTCAACAAGAATTACTATAACAGGTGACGGATATGCAGATGTAACTCCATCAGGAAAATTCATAGTAATTAATGATTTAGAATCGTACCCAGGTCCAGGAGCCCAGTTACTAATCCAAGGACTTGAGGATATTTATACGCTAGTAACAGTTACTCCTATTGGACAAACTGATAGAGGTCTAGCAGCATTAGTTAGAATAAGTCCAGAAATTAAAAATAGAGACAATCTTCAACATTTAACTCCTATATCTATTAGAACTCGATATAGTCAGAACCGTATTACGGGGCACGATTTCTTAGATATAGGCACCGGAAACTTTGAAGAAACTAATTATCCTAATTTATATTCAGGATTTTATACACCTTCACCAGAAGATGAAATTGTTGAACTTAACGGCGGTCGAGTGTTTTACACAACCACTGATCAAAATGGTAACTTTAGAACTGGAGAACTATTTGCAGTTGAACAAGCCACCGGTACTGTTACAATTTCAGCAGACTTTTTTGACTTTAGTGGATTAACAGAATTACGATTAGGCGGTATTAGAGTAGGCGGCACTGGCGCTGTTATTAGAGAATTTTCAACAGACCCATTATTTACAGAAGATTCAAATAATGTAGTCCCAACACAGCGAGCAATCCGAGCTTACTTAGCAGGAAGGTTAAGTGTAGGCGGATCTGAAATTGCAGTAGGTAGTTTTATTGCAGGTACAATACTTGTAGGTCCGGATAAAATGGGTAACGTTGCTGGTTCAAAAAATATTGTTTCTGTTAGGGCCGACTTTATTGGTCCACAAGCAGGAGTTAGTGGATCAATGCTAGCACAAACTATGTTTTATAAATCATTTTAAGTATATGAATAACAGTAACATAAATATAAGATACGGAGTAGAAAATGGCAGAATTTAAATTAGGTAGAATTAGATTTGTATGGAAAGATACGTGGACTACATCTACAACTTATTACGTCGATGATGTAATAAGAAATGGCGGTAAGACTTATATCTGTAAAGTAGGACACGCTGCATCTGCTGATTTCTACACAGATTTAGATTATTCTCCAACTAAATGGGAATTGATGTCTGACGGCCAAGAGTGGAAAGGCGATTGGACTACTGATACTTTTTACAAAGATGGTGACATTGTAAAATACGGCGGAACTGTTTATACCTGTAATGACTCACATACCTCCGCCGCCACTACCCAATTGGGGTTAGAAGCCAACATTGATAATTGGGATGTGTTTGCTGAAAGTTTTGATTGGAAAGAAGAGTGGTCAGTGTCAACACAATATAAAGTTAACGACCTAGTCAAGTATGGCGGCCGCACTTTTGTTTGTAATACTGCACATACTTCGGCAGCAACTATCGCTCAAGGGCTAGCGTTAGACGAATCTAAATGGGACAGCTTCAATGCTGGCTTAGAATATCAAGGAGCATGGAGCGGAAGTACTGTTGTTTACAAAGTAAACGACATCGTCAAGCAAGGAGCAGGTCTATGGATTTGTACTTTACAACATACTTCTACAGCAAGTTTTACTACAGATGCTGCATCTTATTGGAGTCAATTCGTCGAAGGTATTGAATTTGAAAATACCTGGGAGATCGCTACAACATACCAACGAGGCGATGTTGTACGATACGGCGGCAATCAATATGTTGCAAAAACAAATCATATTGGAGAAGTTCCTAGTACCAGCACTGTTAATTGGGATTTATTCCAACAAGGTATTTCTTTTAGTGCTGACTGGAGTAGTGTAGCAAATTATCGCGTGGGCAATCTAGTAAGACTACGAGGTTACACATATCTAGCCACAGCAGACAGTTTAAATCAAGAACCTCCTAATCTAACATATTGGGAAAAACTAAACTCAGGTATTTCTTGGCAAAATACTTGGACTGATGATGTCCAATACAAATTAGGTGATGCTGTTAGATTTGGATCAAACGCTTATATTTGCGTATTAGGACACCGTTCAGAGGGCGATGACGGTAGTACAGTTGGACCAGAAGGCGGCGGCGCAGACAACAGTCGTCCGGATCAAGACATCACTGGAACCTATTGGAACCTACTAAGCATTGGTACAGAAACTTCTATTCTAACAACTCGCGGTGATTTAGTTTATTATGGCGGCGCTGGTCCAACAAGATTACCAGTTGGCCTAGAAGGACAGGTACTACGTGCAGGAACAGAAGATCCAGAGTGGGTAACCTTAGGTGCAGCTGACCAAGTATACTACGTAGCCATGCACGGTACAGACCTGCCATCACCAATGCACGGTAAAACTCTAGACAAGCCGTTTAAAACAATCCGTTATGCTTGCGAGCAGGTAGAAGACGGTCCTCGCAACCCTAACACACAGTATTTGTTAGAGCTCAACAGAGTATTCATCCAACGCGAAGTGTCAAGCTGGATACGAGATCAGATTGATAATAATACATCACCGTTCACAAATATTACAGTAACAGATATAACTACCAATGATACCCTAGCTACTGCTACAGCACACGGATTAATAGCTGAAAGAAAATTGAGAGCTAAAACCACTGCTAATGGCATAACAGCAGAAACTGATTATTATGTAATTTCCTCAGGACTAACGTCTACAGAATTTCAATTATCGCTTACAGACGGCGGTAGTGCTATAACCAGTCTTGTTAACGGTTCGGGTTTAACTATTAATCTTGTGTTTGACTATGACGAGTATAAATGCGAACGTGACGTTGGATTTGTAGTTGATAGACTACAGTGGGATATAGGCCACGGTGGAAACTTAAAAATTCGTGCAGCAGCACAGTCGTTACTAGGCATTTTAAGCGAAGGACCATTTTCAACTGAAGCAGAAGATGCTCCTTATGCAACATTGTCTTCAGAAAGAGAACAAGGCATTGCCGCATACAACTACATGCTTGCAGTTGTTGAAGCAGTGATAACCAACCAAGTGCCGGCAACCATTTATCAAGACATAGTAGACGATTCTGTAGCAATTGCAGAACAATATATTGATTTAGAATATACTGCTGAAACAGGAGCACTGACAGACATTACTAATTTAGTAGCAATAGTTACTAATGCGCTAGCTAATCCAACACAAGTTGGCCCGCTACCTACTATACCAACAAGATATATACCAAATACATTAATTAAGGTGTCCACTGGACGATATCGCGAGACATTGCCAATTATTGTGCCGGCTTATACTTGTATTATTGGTGATGAATTGCGTTCTACTAATACTGGCCCAGCAGGCAGTCTTGTTGATATTTCAGATAGCTATTATACTATAGATACGTTTACTCATATTGAGAGTTTTATTGGAGATATTGTAGCAGGCACGTCAGTTACACCAACTTCTGGAAACATAGAAACTCAAAGTCAAGTGTGGCCATTTGCTGACACAGACGAATCAGTAGTAGTTGCTGACCTAGTTGAAGTTATGAAATCTCAAGCCGATTATCGCTTAGGAACAATGCATACTTCAAATCTTACAGATCCTGTAGGATACAATGTTTCTTATCTAGCAGGCTACGGCAATGCTAAAAAATTAATTAAAGAAAACAAAAAATTCTTACAAGAAGAAATTGTCTCTTACATCAACACAACTTACAGTCAATTAGAATTAACAGGATCTATTAGCGGAACAACTTTAACAGTGTCTGCATTAGAAACAGGAACAGTGACTGTTGATACTATAATTCGCGGCGAACGTGTAGTTGTTGGTACTGCTATTGCTCAACAACTATCAGGTACAACGGGAGGTGCAGGAACATACGAAGTTACAATTAGTCAAACCGTAGAGTTAACTACAATTAAAGGTGATACGCATTTTTCTAGAACAAAGACACGTAGAGATGCAGGATACATTATTGACGCAGTTGTTTACGATTTAACATATGATGGAAATGCACAAAGTATTGTAGCAGGACTAGCATATTGGGATGGTGATAATGCAGACAGCACTATAGCTGCCGCACAACTTCCGGCGTCAATCAAAGCTGCTACAATTGGAACTATTGAATTTTTAAAAACAAGAATGCAACAAGTTGCAACATCAGCAACATTTACTCCTTTACAAACTCTGGTGGTACGTTACACTGATACTGCCGGAAGTGCAGGAGCATCAACTCTTATTGGAAACAATGTTGATGACATTATAAGTATTATCGAAACTGGTCCTGGAGCTGTAGGAACAACAGTAACATTAGTAGATCCAACGCCTGCAGACGGAGTTAATTCTACAACAGCATTGATTTCCGCATACTCGACATTAAATTCAGCAGCAACAACTATTCGTTCAAATACAATTGCATATATTAATGCAACTTATCCAAGTTTAGTATATGACGAAACAAAATGTTCAAGAGATATAGGTACAATATTAAAAGCTGTTGGATTTGATTTTATGTTTAACAGCAATTATCAATCATTGAAAGCTGGACACTCATATTTGAGACTTAACGCTAGCGATGTATATACATTAGGACAAAAAGCTGTAACAATGGCAGCAGTGGAATATGTTAGAACACAGGCAATTGCCAATGTTGGAGCAGATGCTACTGCAATTGCAAGAATCAATGTGCTAATGGCATCAATCGTAAATAGTTTATACGGCGCAACAAACGAAGGTGATGTTTGTTCAACAAATTTACGCAATAGAGATTATGCAATACTACAGTTAGAGAGAAACAGAAACTTTATTACAGCTGAAGTAAGTGCGTACATTGCAAACACATTCATTGATACTGCAACTGCAACCACTGACACTACTAATGTTATTACCATTAGTGATACTAGCTGGTTACGACGAGGTGTTGAAATTAAATTTACCGGAACAGCATTTGGAGATTTAATAGCAGATGCAAGGTACTATGTTCGAAGTATTGTTAGTGCAACAGCATTTACGGTAGCTACAACAAGAAACGGAGCCGCAGTATCATTGACTACTAACACTGGCTCAATGAGTGTAGAATTAGTCTACAATCAAACATTGTTTGAACGAGACGTTGGCACTTATATTGATGCATTAAAGTGGGATTTAAAATACACTTCAAATTACAAATCACGATATGTAGCTCGTTACTATGCTAATGCAGTACTGGGCAGCGTTGAAGAAGATATGTACTACCTACGTGATGGTACAGGATTACGCGATCAAACCATGTCAGACCTCAATGGCGATCTACTACCTCCTAACGTGTATGGCACAAGTAGAGTTTCTGCAGGTGCATATGCTAGTTTAGACCCAGGTTGGGGCCCAGATGACTTCCGCACATGGATTATTACTAGAAGCCCGTACGTGCAAGGATTAACTACTTTTGGTAACGCAGCCATTGGTCAAAAAATTGACGGCGCATTGCACAACGGCGGTAATGATAGTATTGTATCCAACGACTTTACACAGGTGATCAGTGATGGTATTGGTGCATGGGTGGCTAATAACGGACGAGCAGAGCTTGTTTCAGTATTCTCATATTACGCACACATTGGATATTTATCTACAGAAGGTGGACGCATTCGTGGAACCAACGGTAACAACTCGTACGGTGATTTTGGAAGTGTAGCAGAAGGCTTTGACGACACAGAGACTCCAAATACCGGTGTAATAGATAATAAATTTCAGTTCATTGCCACTATTGGTAATGTAACAACTACTGGTCAAGAGTTCATAGGATTAGAATTTGATAATGCAGGTATTAATTACACCGATGCAGAATTTCTACTAACTGGCGGCGGCTTAGAAGCCGAAGCTGAAGCTGACGAATTCCGCGACGATGCAGTTTATCAAGTTAGATTGCTTCAAAATGCTGAAGATGGGATAGACGGAGAGTTTGGTGGTCAAGGGTACGTTACAAATGCCAACACTGCTCAAGGTGGCGGAGCAACATCAATTACTCTAGCAGCTACTGATGGAGAAACTAGTACTGCATACATCGGAATGAAAGTAGTGATTGCGGGCGGCACTGGAGTTGGACAGTTTGCTATTATTGATACCTACAACAGCGGTACTAAAATTGCAGGCGTAGTTAAAGAGTCAACAGGTGCAGCAGGATGGGATCACTTTGTAGCAGGTACTACAATTGCTTCTCCGGACGCAAGCTCAACTTATACTGTTGAGCCAAGAGTTACCCTAACTGCCCCGGCATATGCATCCGCAGCAGGAACAAGTTTGGCCACAGCAGTTCAAACTCTTGAATATGCTTCAGCAGTACAGACATATCTTGCAGTGTCTAGCACAGGCGGGACAGGCAACGGTGCCACATTTAATGTGATTAAGAAAGGCACCAACTACATTGTTACTGTTGCTGTAGGAGGAACTGAATACACTCGATTAGATGTCCTTACAATTGTAGGAACTAATCTTGATGGTGCTACTACTGCAAACGATATCACACTAACAGTAACTTCGATCAACTCAGTAACGGGAGCAGTTACAGCATTTGATCAATTAGGTGTTGCGCAAGGTGGGAATTTTGTAGCATTAGTAAGTGGATCAACTACCGCATACACTAGCATTGGCGGTGCATGGACATCAAGAACACTTTCTGCTAGCAGAGACTGGATTAGTACCGCATCTGGTCAAGACTTAACTGCAATTGAAGCTGGTAGTTTAGTGGCAGGAACAGCTTACAAAATTACTTCCCTAAGCGATACATTGTTTAATGCTGTAGGTGCAGAAAATAACTTTGTCGGAGTGACATTTATTGCTACTGGACCTACATCGGGAACCGGTACAGCAGTGGCTGTGAATTCAGTAACTGTAGCAGTAGCCACTGGATCTAATACAACAACTCGATCAGTAGATGGAGGGGTTACATGGACTGCTGGCGGAAATTTACCAGCTTCAACAACTTGGCAAGATATAGAGTATGGCCAAGGCGTATGGATAGCTATTGCAACAGGAGCAACAACCACTGCATATTCAACAGATAGTGGCGTTACATGGACTGCAGGTGGGGCATTGCCGGCGTCTACAACATGGACTAGCATTGCCTACGGTGCCGGTAAATTTGTAGCAGTGGCTAGTGGCGGCGTACAGGCAGCTAGTAGTACTGACTCCGGAGTTACATGGGTAACTCGAACATTGCCTTCAAGCACCGCATGGAGCAGTGTTGCGTTTGGTAACAACCGTTTTGTAGCAGTGTCAAGCACCTCAGGAACAGCAGCAGCCTATAGTTTAGATGGCGCTACATGGACAGCTAGCACTATAACTAGTTCAGCATATTCTTCAATAGCATATGGCCAAGGTATGTTCTTAGCAGTAGGAGCAACAACAACAGCATCTAGTTCACCAGATGGCGTTGTATGGACATCGAGAACTATTAGTTCTGCAGATGCAACATACGCAGCGTTTGGAAACCCAAATAGCACTGGTAAATTTATCACTGCTAGCACCACTGCTACTACTTCTAATGCAATTACTTTAGGTGCAACTGCTCGAATAAGAGCATCAGTGGCCAACGGTAAGATATTCTCTGTAAGAATTTTAGAGCCTGGTTCGAGCTATGCTAGTGCCCCGACTCTTACGTTTGTTGATCCAAACAATGTATTTTCTGCACCGTTGACTGTGAGAATTGGAGACGGAGTGTTAGCTAATCCGTCATTTATTAATCGTGGATCTCAGTACGAAACTGCTTCTGCAGAAATCCTTAGAGGCAACGGTTATGCTGATATCTTTCAAACAGGTTCATTTGTTGCTGTTCGTAGATTAGAATCTAGACCAGTTCCGGGTGCTAACGTAGTATTTGGCAACTTGCCTGATACAACATTTAAATTAGTTAACGTAATCACTTTCCGAGGAGAACTTGACGGATCATACACAGGGTTCTTACAAATAAGCCCACAAATATCAATTAGTGATTCTCCTGAGCATTTAGATACTGCATCGTTAAGATTGAGATATAGTCAAGTTCGATTAACAGGGCATGATTTCTTAGATATTGGTACCGGAAGTTTCTCAGAAACTAACTACCCTGGGTCCCCAACACAAGATCCACTTCCTGCAAACGAAACAGTTGACAATAACGGTGGACGAGTATTCTTTACGTCAACAGACCAAGACGGTAACTTTAGAGTTGGCGATTTGTTTGCTATTGAGCAGAGCACTGGTATTGCTACATTGAATGCTGATGCGTTTAATATTAGTGGTCTACAGGAACTTAATCTAGGTAATGTTACACTTGGCGGCGGATCAGCAACAGTTACAGAATTTTCAACAGATCCGTTCTTTACAGCAGATAGCGATAATATTGTACCAACACAGCGAGCAATTAAAGCATTTATTGCTTCACAAATTGGTGGCGGTGGCGCATCGTTGAACGTAAATAGCGTAACAGCTGGATCAATTTTTATCAGTAGTAATGTGATCACAACAGTAACAGGCATCCCAATCAAAATGGATGCAAACTTTGAATTTAGAGGCGGAGTGACAGGATACCCCTTAGCATTCAACTTCTTTTTAAACTAAATACATTGGAGAAATAAATTATGGCAACAGGAAGATTAGGAACGGCAGATTTAGCAGCAGCAACAGATACTACTCTGTATACTTGCCCTGTAGATACATTTGCAGTAGTAACTGTGAGCGTGTGTAATCGAGGAGCATCATTAGCATCTGTTCGACTAGCAGTATGCGACACGAGCGTCCCAGGCAATGCCGAATACTTAGAATTTGATACTGTACTGTCATCAAAAGGTGTGTTAGAAAGAACAGGTATTGTTATTGATGCAGGCAAATTGTTAGTAATCAGATCCAGTGCTATTAGCGTAAATGCTGTAGTCTACGGTATCGAAACAAGTACAGTATAAGAGGAAAACGACCATGGCAAGAAAATTATCAGGCGGTATCGCGGGAGAACCAAACATAAGTGCGCTTCAAGTTGCACCTACCGCTGTGGTCACAGCTGCCGCTGACCAAGATATTACATTAAGTCCGTTAGGCAATGCCTCTTTGGTAATAACTAATAATGTTCAACTTAATAATCAAAACGATTTAAGATTTGCAGATGCTGACAGCAGTAATTGGGTTGCATTTCACGCGCCGACAACTATTGGAACAAATTATACTATAACATTGCCTGTTGCTGCACCGACAGCATCAACACAGGTATTAGCATCTACTGATACTGCGGGAACATTAGCGTGGCAAACCCCAAAGACATTTACGTACACTACATTATCTAGTAGTTTTTCAGCAGAAATATTTGGCGGATATTTTGTTAACACTAGCGGAGGAGTGATTACCGCAACATTACCGGCATCGCCAAGTGTTGGCGATAGTATTAGATTTTTAGACGTTGCAAAAACATTTGATACTAATGCATTTACAGTGGCAAGAAATGGTAAATTATTACAAGGTGACGCTGAGAACTTAGTAGTTAGTACTGAGTCAGCAGCATTTGAGTTGATATTCTCGGGCGATACATTTGGGTGGAGGATCTTCTCAATCTAATTGAGGTATTTATTATGGCATCATATTCAAGTTACAAAAAAGTTAGCTCGGAAAATTTTACAACACAAAGCCAACTTACTGACCAAAAATTTGAAGCGTCTGCAGGGAAAACATATGGCGTATTTTGGGTTCGCGGAACATCAAGTGCGCTAACTGCCGGATGTTGCTGTTTGTGGACAGTTCCAACAGGGGTCAATAGTATCACTATTGAAGCGTGGGGTGCAGGCGGAAATGGTAACGGAGCGTGTAGTTGTAATAGGTGTCATCGATATAAAGGAGCACAAGGCGGTTATTATAATACAAAAACTGTTTCTTCGACTCCCGGTTGTCAATATACTATTTGTGCAGGGGGAGTGTATCCTTGCTGTAGTTTTGAATGCAATGGATGTCAAGGCTGTACTAGTTATGTAAACGGATTCAATCTAAGCAACTTCTGTGCAATCGGCGGCCAGCAAGGCATTGCTGATACCAATTGGCCTAACGCATTATATTCTTGCTATCCATGTTGTTTAGCACCGACTAACAATGGCGGAGATTTTGGTATGGGTAACCACAGCGGTGCATGGTCCGGCAATTGGCTATGCCATTGTTTTCATAAACAGTTCTGCGCTACTGGAGCACCATTTCTCAGCGGCGGCGGAAACGTTCAAGGATCAGTATACGGTTGCTGGATGCGTTGCGGTTGCTGGACTGTGCCTTATGCCACAGGCGGGCAAAGTGCAATGACAAATTATTGTGGCACTTGTTGTGGGCAAGGCGGCACGGGCGGCAGCGGCGTTGTCAAAGTAACTTTTAATTAACGGAAGACACAGATGGCAAGTTATTCAAGCTATAAAAAAGTAGTTGCTGCAGACAGTATCTTACCTCAAACAATACAGGATAGTGCATTAGCAGTTGGAACTCGTAAACAATACGGAGTACAGTGGTTTTTTGGCCAACCCTGTGCATTATCTAGTGGAAGTTGCTGTTTATGGACAGTACCGCAGTTTGTAAAAACTTTACAAATTGAAGCATGGGGAGCCGGCGGCGGGGGACACGGAGCATGCTCGTGTAACAGATGTCAACATTACAAAGGAGCAGGCGGCGGCTATTATAATAATGTTACATTTGCCACTAATTCGGGATGTGAATATACAGTGTGTGCTGCTGGGAATGGAAATTGTTGTAGATTGGAATGTCAGGGATGCATAGGATGTACTAGTTATGTAAACGGATTTGGTACTAGTAACTTTTGTGCAATTGGAGGAACTGGCGGATGTGCTACAGGCGACTGGACTACTACATGTAATTCAGCGTTTGACTGCTGTTTAGAAGCAGGGGCAAACGGTGGCAATTTAGGGTTCGGCCTTCACGCGGGAACTTTTGGATACACTTGGTTTCGTTATGATGTTGGACAGTGTCACTGTTATAGAACAAACGCCAATACAACTAGTGCTCCGTTAATTGGGACTTCGGGTAGACAGATACAGGGACGTTGTTGGATGCGTTGCGGATGTTGGACAGTACCATACGGACATGGCGGCCAGGGCGCGATGTCAACATATTGTGGCACTGGCTGTTGTGGGCAGGGGGGCGTGGGTGGCCCCGGCTTAGTCAAGATTACATATTTTTAATAGGATTAGAGATGGCAAGTTATGCAAGTTATAAAAAACTAACAGTTGACAACGTTCTCGATGGCGCCATCCAGCAATCGGCTATAGATAATACAGCTCTAGGGGAGTGGAACATACAATGGTTTTACGGAGCACCCTGTGCATGTTCAACTGGATCAGCGTGCAGCTGGGTCGTTCCGCCTAGAGTAACTAGATTATATATTGAAGCATGGGGCAGCGGTGGCGGCGGCAATGGTGCTTGTCAATGCAATAGATGTCATCATTATAAGGGTGCAGGCGGCGGCTATTATGCTGCTAAGTCGGTTGTTACTGTTCCTGGAAATACATATCAAGTATGTGCAGCAGGCAACGGAAATTGTTGCAGACTTGAATGTGACGGATGCACCGGATGTACTAGTTACGTTACCGGATTTAATTTGAGTAATTTCTGCGCCATCGGTGGAACAGGCGGCTGTGCAAACACCTCCTGGTCCACTGCATGTAACTCAGAATTTAGTTGCTGTGTTGGACCTACATCAAACGGATCAGACTTTACTATGGGTAATCATCCGGGCACGTTCGATAATAATGGTATGGGAATATGCAGATGTTGGTGCAACGGTACCACTTCTACAGGTGCCCCATTTATAGGCGGCGAAGTTACTACACAGTTAACTTGTTGTGCTATGCGTTGCGGATGTTGGACGGTTCCATACGGCACAGGCGGCCACGGTGCTATGACTACTTTCTGCGGCGGTAATGCAGGAGCATGGTGCGGCCAAGGTGGTATGGGCGGACCCGGCTTAGTTAAGATTACATATTTTTAATATATCAAGGAAAAATAAAATGGCAATAATTTCAATCTCATATCAATTACCAATTCCAAACAATTTTTTAGTGGATCACTCACAAAGTGAAGGTAAAACACGCACTTGTACCTACGATGGTCCAGACAAAATATATCTCCAAATTGGAGAAGATGGAATAGAAACTCATGGACCACTAACTGCTGAAGATTTAATGGACGGACGACCAATACCACTAGACGCTACTTTGTTTGAAATTGACTGTACTGAATATCCATTAATTTGTCAATTACGAGCACCAATTGTCCCGTTGGTACAAGAAACACGAGGTACAGAAATTATTCCGCACCCGCATAGTCCAATTATTGAAGGATATCCGCAATTTAAATACGCCTTACCATTATTTCCGGAAGATGTGTATAATCGATACAGTGTTAAAGTTATAGATGGGCTGCCTACGTTACAAGTGTGGACTGCAATACAAAAATTATTAGATAAAGATACTCCGATGACATGGGAAGATATTAGAGACCATCGAACAAAAATGTTAAATAATAGCGATTCACAAATTGCAGAAGACATGCCGCAGTATGTTAAAGACGTATGGAAAGAATACCGTCAACGGCTTCGAGACTTGCCGGGAGTGTTAGAAGCTGCCGGAGTTCCGCCAAGTATTGCATATTACATGTTTCCTCTTACTCCAGACACAGTGTTGATTGAAGATGGCGGACTAAAAAGACCCGACCCTGCATAATACTAATAACTTAAAAAGTAATCATTAAATGATTACTTTTTTTTGACTCAGGTTAACTCACTATAAATACTGCATAATTTAGTTACGTAATAATATACAGTATAATAGGAGATTAAATTGACAAGATCTAAAGCATATGTTATCAACGGCGGAGCAGGAAGAGTAGTTAGTTCAATTCCAGCATTTGAAAAACTAGCAGAAACAACTGATGATTTTATAATTGTGTGTGAAGGCGGAACTGACTTTTATAAAGGGCATCCAACGCTGCACGGCAAAGTTTATGATGTTTGGCACAAGGGATTATTTGAGCAACACTTAAAGCATAGAGATTTAATTACTCCTGAACCCTATCGTGTTTGGGAATATTATAATCAAAAATGTAGTCTAGCACAGGCATTTGATATTATTATTAACAATCAAGGAGTACGTAATTTACCAGCTCCAAGAATTATTTTGAATAAAATGGAAGTAGTGCAGTCTTACAATATTGTGCAAGAAGTTAAATTTAAAACAGGCTTTGATAAAGTTATAGTAATTCAACCTTTTGGACGTAGTGTTCAAAACTTAGGAGAGTTTGTAGTAGATCCTAGCTCTCGAAGTTTCAATCTTAAAGACACTGTTGAAATAATCAATGACCTCAAAAAAGAGTATGGAGTTATCTTAATGAGTGAGTTTCCAATCGCATTGGAAGAAAAAGAAACTGGCAAGAGTCCTGTGGCAATGTTACAAATAAATGACTTGCGAGTATGGGCTGGTATTATTGATATTGCTGATCACTTTGTTGGCTGTGATAGTTTAGGACAGCATTTGGCCCGCGCATTTAATAAAACAGCAACTATCGTAACTGGCTCAACATTTCCAGTTAACATTTCTTATCCTGAATGCCCTGAGTTTGATATAATCGATGCTGGAAAAGATAATAGAGTTTATAGTCCTATTAGAATTTCTATGGAAGATGAATTAGACCGTGCAAATGACGAGGCTATGGAATTATCCAGGGAGCAAGTACACCAAGTATTAGCGTCTATTAAAAAACGCCTAGGTAAATCAACTAAGTTTAAAGGCAAATTTGCTCCGCCACAACAGCAAGACGTTGGTTATTGCCCAACACCGAGTACACAACAAGTTCCTGCGTTTTCAACAAGTAGCGGATCGTTAAAACCACTATCAGTATCGTACACTGACGGGGATAAACAATGAGTCAATGGATTGCAGCAATAACCCGCGGCCACAACGGCGGAGTTTGTTTATTAAAAGACGGTGAAATTATATTTGCGTTGGAAGAAGAACGGCTAAGTCGTCAAAAATATGACGGTGGCCCGTTTGCTACTATGATTAAAATTTTAGAGTATACTGATAAATTAGATTATCTAGTTATTGCGCATACTCAACCTTTATCAGATGCAGGCCGTGTTGATTTTAGTGGAGAAGATGTGTACACTGGCTTAGCCAGAAAGTTAGGATTAATAGACCGTCAGGCAGATAGTCAGAATCATCCACAAGTGATAGATTTAAGTAAAGTTCACCATAAGTTACACGCTGCTTGTGCA